TTTATTCCGACCCAGTTCGTTGAATGCAATAGTATCTAGTCTATAGTTTTCTGGCTTCTTGAATGAATACTTTTTGTATAGATCAAACATATCTACAATAGATACGCCAAAAATATCATAAACAGTTTGCTTTTCTCCAATCCTAACTTCAACTTGTTTATCTGATATCCAATTATAAGGAGAAAGTCTTTTTGTTTCTTTTTCTCCAATCACACGATACATTCTTCCAATAATATATGGGAAGTCATAGTAGAGACAGTTCCACCCGGTGACAATTTCTGGTGTATTATTCTGCCAATACTCCAGAAAAGAATAGATCAGTGCAGTTTCATCTTTACAATAGAAGTATTTGTGATTTTCGAGCTTCTTCCCAAAAGGTTTTGTTCCCCAAGTATAAATCTTTTTTGAAGCATAATCTTGGATAGTAATCAATAAGATTTCTTCATCACAAGTCTTTGGATCTGGAAATCCATTCTCAGAAGAAACCTCAATATCAATAGCCCAAATAGAAATCTTTGAGATATCATAGTCAATGGTTTCTTCTGGATAATTGTCCGAAATATACTGATAGATGGCAGTCTCATTCCCATAGATAGAAAATCCTTCTACATCTTTATACTGATCAATATATTGTCTAGATTCTTTGATTGTTCCAGGTTGTATTGGCTTTACATATTTTCCATCTAATGTTTTATATTCGGTTTTTACATTAGAAGAAACATAAAATGTTGGATGGTACTCTACCGCTTGAGTGAATTTTTCTCCATTTTCATATCCACGAACATAAATTTTGTTTCCAAGTTGTTTGACATTAGTGTACCAACGCATTATTTCTTAATAAGAGACTTGTACTTTGTTAGGATTGATTGCTTTGGTTCCGTAATAGTGAGTATCTTATCGGAACTAATGAGAAAAATATTTTGTTCTGCCACTTCCATCAACCAAGGTTTTAGAGAAATTGATTCGACCAACTTATCAATTACTATAAGAAAAGGATTGATTAATTTACAATTTGGCTCCCCAATGTCTGCTACTACTTCCTCAACCACTGATACCAACTTTTGGCCGTTCTCCAAAACTAGCAGTTTAATTTCTTCTTCCATAAGACCTCATGCACTCAGACCATCATAGCACAAAAAAAGAGGGGAGTCAACTGGATTTTGCCAGTTCTCCCCTGTGCGCCGACGATATTTAATAGGCAATATTATTTAGAACCAAACTTTTTTCTTCTGGTGCTCTGGAATGATTTTTGTCAATCTCACACACAAGATGCCATCCTCAAAAGTTACTTCCTTCACTTCGACATCATCAGATATTGTCCAAGTTCTGGTAAATGCTCTTTGTGCCAAACCATGATGGATATATTCTTTTCCAGAGTCTACTTCTTTTTCTCCGTCAACGAATAGTTTATTGTTTTCTGTGTAAACTGTAATTTGATTTTTCTTGAATCCGGCAAGAGCAACTTCAAGTCTAAATTCTGTATTGCTTTCTTTAATGACATTGTAAGGGGGATAATTGGAGTCTGTTTGATGAAGTGCTCCAAATCTATTAAACCACTCATCCATCCCAATAGAATACTTATCAATATCGCTTAGAAACTTTTCGATATTGCCAGTATTGTACCTAACCAATGTGTTCATGTGTTTTCTCCTTTTTAAGCAAGTAATAATGACACTAGACCCGAAGCATCCAGTATCATTATTATATATCATCTAAAAGAAAAAAACAAAGTTCGGAATTCAATACTCTATTGTTCGGATTCTACTCTCTTCTTGGAGCCAATGGAATACTTAGCCTCTAAAATCCATTCTTCCTTTTCTTTATAAGGAAGAACCTTGATTTGATTTAGTGGGGCGATGTCAGAAACTTTATCTGGATCAACTACGGTAACCAAACCCCAGTCAGAAAGGAGTTTAATAATACGATTCCTCCGCTGAACATCATTGACAGTCAAATTAGCGTGTTTGCCATCGAGCGCAAAAAGTTCTTTAAAGCTCACTAGATAATATTTGCCCTGCTTGTGTAGAATATGAACTGATTGATATAGCTTTTTTTCTTTCCGAGAAGCAACTCCAATTCTTGTCAAAGTCTCTCGTACTTTGAGGAAATCATCAGGCTCAGATAAGGTTATCTCAACCATCATATCAGGTGTCCAATTTACCTGTGGTTCATTAATAGTAGTCATTTTGTTCCACCAATGTCAAGTTTAGATTTGATAAAATTAATTTGATCTTGAGTAAGAATATTCAAAACTTGAGATGCCTTATCATCATTATATCCATAATATTCTTTGATGCATTGCAAATTTTGTATTTTATCTTTTGTGATCCAAGAAGAAAATCTCTTCTTTTTTCTCAAACTATTTAGATAAAATGAATATTGCATATCTTTGCTGAGAAAATAATTCATATTCATTTCATTGGCAAACAAAATTGTATCGATGTGAGCAGATACACACTTGTTCACAATATAAGGAGGATATGACCTAATACTATCCTTATTATCAATAGTTAAATCTTCTTTAGTAAAGTTTATAGAATTTAACCAATCTTTCAACTCATGATTTACTTCCATTCTACTTCACACATAATCTCAGTAAGACAAGCCAACAAATTTTTCTCCGTATCAGCTACAAATGCACTTCTATACTGATACTTGGAAATAATTAAAATTGCTGCTGGGATAGTGGATTCCACAGCATATTCATAAAGAATATCATAAACTTTCCTTAAAACCACATTGGAATCATTATCCAAATTCTGAATAACCCACTTACGAACTTCAGTAAAATTTTTATCTTTTAGAAATTTTACTAGATTTGATACTTTTACATCATATACATTTGCTAATATTCCAGAATCAATTTTACCGCTAGAAGAATACCTCTGGATTTCATTCAGAGTTCTACGAAAGTCAGGAAAGTATTTATTAATGAGACTAACAATAGCTGAAGTCTCATATTCTATAGTCTCCGATGTGAGGATCTGAACGATTCTTTTCATAAACTCTGCTGCTAATTTTGGCTTTTCTTTAGTTGGAATACTAAAGTCAATCGAAGCAGCACGAGAGTGTAGTGGCGGAATTAGTTTGTTTTTGTAATTACAGGTAAAAATAAAAGTACAATTTGACTGTAATTCTTCAATAGATGCTCGTAGTGCCAATTGCGCATCATTAGTGAGATTATCGGCCTCATCAATTAAAAGAATTTTTTTGCCCGTATTAGAAAGAGAAAGAGTAGAGGCATAGTTCTTGACTTTGTTCCTGATAATATCAATAGATCTTTCGTCAGATCCATTGATAATCATAAAGTCCCTATCTAATTCTTCCGCTAGTGCTTTGATGGTTGATGTCTTTCCAATTCCTGGTGGACCCGAAAGGATCATATTAGGGACTTTCCCAGAATCACGAACATCCATGAAGAAGCTTTTTATGGATTCTGGGAGGATACATTGCTCTACTTTTTGTGGAGCATATTTTTCTACAAAAATAAAATCACGATTCATGATGAAAAAACTAATGTCAGTTACCGAAAGTGGAATCTGGTTCTAGAGCGATCCAATAACGAAGATTACGAGCTTTTGATTCAAATTTTGAAATGAGTTTATTGGAAATAACAACATCATAAGACCCAGGAACAATCTTAATGTTTTCCACTTTAAAGTTCATTGTAAACTCTTCATTGGTTTCACCGACGATAATGGAGAACTCATTCGAGGTATCATTTTTTTTGTCACGAACAACAAGACTGATAACTCCATTTTCTCCTACTGCGGCAAGATCTGGTAGTTGATAGATACTCGATGCCTTAAGAAGTTTTTCTAGCTGCGAATGATCTAGTTGGAATTCAATGTCATTACTAGGAACTTCAATATCCTTCTCTGGCGGAGAAACGATAACAGAAGGATCAGCAAAAAAGTATTTGACCCTTCGCTTCCCTTCTCTAATAGTTAGATATGAATCATTGGAAAAGTCTAGTTCTGGTTTATCATGGAGACTAATTCCATTAAGAAATTGATTTAGATCATAAATTGCAAAATCCTTAGGAAACTCTTCTTCAACAATAGATTCTGCCAGTACATTCTTCATGACTGACATTGTTTTCAGTTTATTTCCCTCTCGGACAAAAATAGACTGATTAATAGAAGCAAAGTTCTTTAGAATAACGATGGTATCACTGGATAGATTCATTTGTTCTCCACAAGATTAAGATGATTGATAAGAAGAATAGTATAATGCAGAACTTTAAATAGATCAGCACGAGGAGTTCCTTTTGTGTCGTATCGATCAATGTACTTCGTCACATTACCAGCACAAAATCCTTCTCGACGATTGTGCTTAATTTTATCTAATGTTTGATCTCGGCCACCTCCAGTTCTATCAACATAATGTTGATTATATGTACCGGCAATATACTCTTCTAGCTGTTTAAGAATTTTATCTTCATTGTATTTCCAAAATCCATTTGGATTGGCTTGATCATTCATAAAATTTCCAGAAATCATAAAAGAAAAAATTGACCCATCTAGGACAGGTCAATCAATATTATATCAGCAACCTTCGATTTCGTCAAGTCCTTCTTTATCTTCCACTTTATCTCCCTCTTTATCAAACTCTTCGTCGATTTTGTCATAAAGTTCAATGAACGAAGATTTGGTATCATCATCAAAACGAGCAATTGATAGTTTGATCGCCTTTGTCTTGTTCTTGAAAATAGTATATGCCTTAAGTAGATGCACAAGACGACGAGTTGAAATTACCTCATCAATTCCACCATCATTAAATGTTTTACGGATTGTATCTGCCCAACTTACTAGCTTCTTGATGAAGTCTTCTTCTCCTTCTAGACCAATGGACTTTGCAAGTTTTTCTAGAATTTTAGTTTCAATTGAAGCTGGCGGATAATTCTGCTCAAAAGTAACGCTGAATCGTTCTAGGAATGCCTCATTAAGAACATTAGTACCAATAAAGCGACCGTCATCAGAGCCTTTGCCTTTTGTGTTTGCTGTTGCAATAACATTGAATCCAGACTTTGGGTGGACTACTTTACCAATTTTTTTGAGAAACAATGGCTTCCCTTCAAGTACAGATTGGAGAACCATAATTTTATTTGATGCTAGATCACAATTATGAGTAACGATACCATTGGCAGTCAAAAATGTATGATTTTTCTGAACTGTAAGATTCCTTACTTTCCCAGTGCCGACTTTTGTAATTGACTTGATTTTTTGTTGTTGGAGATTCATTAGGTTCACGGTGATTAATTAACTACAGACATATTATAGCAGGGATTGGTAGACTCGTTTCCATGTTAGTCCAGTTTAGAATCTGTCCAGCCGATCCCCTTCAGGAACTTTTCTAGGCATTGCTCAGAAACACAATTAGACACTTCTGACAAATTAACTTCCTTTAATCTATCAAGAAAATAATTTTCATCCACAATTATATACTTCATCTTATTCTTATTGCAGTAATCCAAAGCAGCTTTTTCTTTTAGTATATTATTTGCGGATGACTGTTCACCCTTTGGCTTTATCTCATAAATTGTAAATGTCTTTTCGCAATAAAAATCCGTAATATATGTTCTTTTGTTTCCAGTTTCTGTAACATAGGGGATTCTTATTTTTTCGTATTCTAAGTCTTGATTGATAGCCCAAAAAATGGCTTCCCAAGAAGACCTTACATATTTTTCTTCATCATAAATAACAACCCTTGTCTTAGATCTACACCAACTATTTGTTATATTTGGAGTAAACTCACCAGATAATATTTTTTCCTTCATAATCCTAGATTGCATTTGCTTTCGCTCGTCTGAATGTTTTTTCCCAACTAAGCTTTTGAAATAGCAGTCACTAGAACAATATTTTCTGTCTATAATTTTGGTTCCAAATACATCAGTAAACAAAATATTTTTGTCGCATCCAGGACAATAATGTCTACCGAATGAGTTTTCAGTATGATATTTTAGATATTCCCCATCCGAAGATCCCAAAAATTCATACAATGTATTTACACTATTATTAGAAGTATTTTTAAAAAAATACAAATCATATTTTTCCGAATAATGTATTCTACTAGACTTCGGAGGAATTCTCAAATAACAAATATCTTTATATTTCCTTTCCAACTCGGCGTTAGTGGAAGTATCTTCTGATACTGGATATTTCCCATTCTTAAAGATATAATGATTCAATTCGTTAATAGTTCCATCAAAAGTTTCGACAGTAAAAATTGATTCTTTTCTTTTTTTGTCTCCTATTACCTTATGTTTGCATTTCTTTGAACAAGTCTTCACCCCAAAACTTTTATCGAAAAAAGAAACATTTCCCATAAAATTTTTACATACTTCGCACTTCTTTTCTACAAGAAAATTGGTGTTTTCCAATATACTAGAACCAGTTATATCAAAATATCTTTTAGAAAAAGAACAATAGTATGTATTATCATCATATAAATCATGATACTCTAACTCCAATTGTTTAGAGTAATAATCTCTATTGGAGTTTACAAAATTTGTGTAGCATTCTACAGAAAAGCAAGGATTTTTATATCCTTGCTTATATCCTATATACTGACATTTACTTTTACAATGAACACAAATTTTTTCTTCTTCGGGACAAAAGTAATCGTAATTGTCTTTCAATACATCCAAAAGTTCTAAATTATTTTTTACTGCATATGTTCTTATGTGATTTCTCAATGCAGTAAATGTAGAAAAAGAACGATTGGTTCGGTAAAATGTATATTCAGACATAAAAAGCTGCAGTTAATTCTATTTATATTTTCCAGAACTAGCTGCAGCTGCATGACTCTCACTCAAACAAGATCACAGAGTCTCCTTCTTTGAGTCCAGATTCGATCGTTCGCTCGATGTAATTTCCTTCTTCGTCTTGGACAATGAAAGGATGCTTGGCATTCAATTTGATAGTTTTTCCGTTTTCTAGTTCTACTTCATAGATCTCATCTTCTTTGTCGGAAATGATACTAGCAACATCATTTTCCAACTCTCCCGTTTCCATATTAAAGCTAACTACTGGATACTCGGTATTGTATTCTAGTTCGGATAGTTTGACTGCAGTATGGTCATCAACAGTTCCAATCAAAACTTTTTCATTTTCCTCAAGACATTCGTCGAGAAGAAGAACGGCACCCCTCTCCATTGCTTCTACTACTGGACCATTATGCCAAACTGTGTCTCCATTCTGGAGACGGAATCCACCAATAATATCGTCAGAATCTGTCTCAGCTGTCACATTAAAACGAATGAATTCACGCTTAAGAACTGCACAAGCTTGTTCAACGCACATAGTCTTTCCGTTTCCGGATAGTCCAGTAATAAAAACTGGGTAAAACAACTCGGAAGCAATGATCTTCTTTACATCAGTAAAGCACCCAAAAGACACAAACCCAGGATTCTTTTCCGGAATCAGATTCTTTTCTTCTGGAGGAAGAACCGCTGGTGCATTGTATGAATTTTCAATTGCTTCTACTGCTTCAGTAGTTACTTCTAGATTCCATTTCCCATGGCCAGACTTGTAATTGTCGAGACGACGAGTTATTGTTGGATAAGAAATATTTTTCATTGCGCAATATGCACGAATGTCAGCTGATGTGACTTTAGTTCCATACATGTCAGTTAGATCTGAGATGATGTCGTGTTCTGTCATTTTGATTGCCATTGGTGTTTGCTGTTGACTTTGTTAGTATAGCAGGCACACATAAGAACCAGTGTGCCATAAGACCAGTTTAAAAATTGGTCTATGCTATCAGATCAGCAAACTGAGAAAGAATTTTCCTATTCATCTTTTTAGATTCAAGAGATTTTTTAAATGCATTCCTAATTGCAGTCGTTCCAGCATCGGATTCTTCCACTTCAAATTCCGTCGAAGAATTCATAGACTTAGAATAGATACCAAAGTATGAGTCATATCCCGAACACTTAATTGCACAAGATTTGTTCTGTTCCCAATCATCCATAATTTTATCATATGATTGCGAATTATTATTATTTTCCAAATGATTCTTAACAAATCTTGTAATCTCACCAGCAGACAACAAACGAATTCCAATAAAACTCACAGAAGGATATACATCCTTCAGATGACGCAATAGAACATCAGTGAATTTGTGAGTAGCATAATAAGAATACCTAGGCAAACGATATGTAGTTTTTAGTTTGTTATCTTTTAGATAACAGTCATCGCCAATTCCGGAATACGATCCCATATTTCCAGTGTACCTAGTCAATGCACTTGCTTCCCCATCTGTCAAAATCACACATTGTACTTTTTGTACTTTTGTTTTTGATTGAAAATAAGGAATAATTTTATGCAACGCAACTAAAGACTCATTCAATGGAGTTCCAGAAAGATTCAATTTATTTGGAGTACAATATAAACTATGTGTTCCTTGATGGGCATATGCCAAACGATATAAATTTTTCATGTGTAATTCCAAGGTAGATGTATTAACACTACCAGAAATCATGTTGAGTAGATTGAAGCTACCATCGATCACTATTTCATTTACTTTAGAAGACCTACTAGTATTGGTATAATTCCAACTATTAGTAAATGCATAAACTTCAAATGGAATAGATACTTTTTTACAGAACCAAACCAATTTGAATAGCTGACGGCATGTATCTAAAATGATATTATCCATGGACCCAGACCAATCCAGAATAAAGATCAATCCATGATTTTTTCCTTCCGCCACAGTAACAACTTTCTTGAAAATATCATCATTGAATTTATATGTATGGAGAGCACCGCAATCAAGAATCCCAGTCTTTGACTCTGATGCCCTAGAATAAGAATCTGCTGCTTTTTTGCATTCAAATTCCTTGACTAAATATGCTACTTCTTTTTTTGATGTAGATTTGAACTTCCGATAATCAGTATCAGCAGAAACAAAATATTCTTCTGGTAGATACTTCCATTCGTCTTTACATAATGTATGGATAGCCTTGGGATTCACAATAATTTTGCCCATATCAAGATCCGGAATAGTTACATAATTAATCCCAGAAGAATAAGACGAATTTAGTTTATTGATTGCCTGGCGTAGGGAAGAAGCAGTCTTAATATATCCAGAGTTGTATGTAGGATCATAATCTCCACTTCCTTTCTGTCTTTGATCCGAAGAATTTGATTCTTGTTTAGAATTCTGAGGACCATTATTACCGGAATCTGAAGTGCTATCCCCATCAGAATTTTGTCCTTCTCCATTTTCACCGTTCCCATCAACTTTGAATGATTGACCAGATGTTTGACTACCAGAACCAGAAGATAATGTCGGGGCTCCAGAAGAAGATTCACAAGAAATAGAATCAATTATTTTTTGTTGTTCCATATCTTTGCAATATTCATAGAGCTTTTCGGCACAACGAATTGAATCGAGAAATGTTTCCGCTTCTTCGATTTCTTGTACTAGTTCTTTCTCCTTTTCGTCGAAATCAACAGAAACGAAATTTCCAACTTTAAAGTAGAGATTAATTCTATCAGCTAGATTATACTCATTAACATCTTTGCCATAAATCGAAAAGAAATCTTCGTCATTAAGTTCTTTATATCCACCAAAGAAAGTTTTCTTGAGTCCCGGATAGCGGCGCTTCATTAGCTTCTCAATGCGCACATCTTCTGTAACATTAAGAAAATCCATAGGAACACTGGTAAGCTCTGTCCAGTCGGTATTAGGAGTATAGATGGCGTGACCGCACTCATGACTTAGTAGTAGCTGATAAACAAGATCCGAAGCCGTTTCCCAAATAGGAAGAGTTAAAGTGCGAGTCTCTACATTAAATGAAGCAGTCTCAACAACTGCATGTTGAATATCTAGATTTTCTGTTGCCAGAAGTCGAGCTAGATTTCCATGAATTTCGTGCTTTCGTTCCATAAAAAGAAATTGTTTCCACAATTATACACAAAAAAGCAGTCCTGGTGGACTGCACTTGTGACAGATTTCCTGGCGTCACATCCTGCTCAGAAAAGAAAAATTTCCTCTTTTTTCGAACTCTATCACATTATCAAATTTATCTTGGATACCATCTTTATGAGATATTACAAATATATTAAAGTCTTTCACGACATATCGTATAATCTTTAGAAAATCATCAATACCAGAAGAATCCAAAGAAGAATCAAATATCTCATCGAGAATTAGAAGATTGACATTTGTGGAATTTTTAATCTTTGCCAATTCTCTCCAAGAAAACAGGAGAGCTAAATTAATCCTTTGCTTTTGGCCTTCCGAGAAACTGTTATAGCTAAAATCTTCATAAACCGGAGTTTTAATTTGTTCGTTAAACTCTTGATCTAGAGTAAAATTAACATAAAAATCCATCATTTGAAGATATTTGTTCACATTTTGATTAATAAGTGGCAAATATTTTCTTATAATTTTAGACTTAACTCCATTATCTTTTAGCAAAGAATGGATATACTCATAATACTGAATTTTTTCTTTTTTATCAATATATTCCTCTTTGGCATCTAGCAAATCAGATTCAAAAGATTTTAGTTTCTCATGTTCTAAATTTTTATTTTTGATTTTTTCTTCTATTTTTTTGATCTCTGATTCTAGATCTTTTATTTGGTTTTTCGCTTGGCTTGCTTTTAGATTATTTTGAGATATCTTATGATTTACTTCTAGTAATTCTTTTGATAGCTTTGAAAATTTTTGCTCTCTTTCTTCTTCTTCTTGTATTGTATCTTTTAATTTTTCGTATGCTGTTTCTAATTCTTCTATAGTATCTTTATATTCTTCTGTCTTTTTTTCTTTGAGTTCTTCTGTTATTTGTTGCGTGCAAGTTGGACAGACAGAGTTATCAAGAAAGAAATTACGATCAGCAGTAATTGTAGATAATTTTTGTGATAGTTTTCCCTTCAGTGTTCCTAGTTTCTTCAGCTTCCCAGTGCTTTCTCCTATTTTTTCTAGATCGCCGTTCAAATTTTCAGACTCTTCGAGTAATTTCTGATTTTCTTGTTCAGTAAGAGAAGAAAAAGAAATTAGCTTTTGTATTTTTTCATTTCTCTCTTCTATTTGAGATGTTCCCTCTTGCTCTATTTTTTTGATAAAATCTGTCTGCATTTTGACTTTATCAAAAAAAGAATCTTTCTTGATTTGCAGAATTTTTACTTCATCTTTTATTGATTTTATCTTTTCCTTAACCACAGTATTCATGGAAGAAAATATCTTGATGTCAAGAAGGTCTTCGATAACTTCTCGTCTGCTTGCTGCAGGTAGTTGCATAAAGGGAATGAAGTTACTATTGCCCAATATCACAATCTGCGTAAAAGATTTATAATTCATTTTGAGGACAGTTTGCTCAAACCAGCGTTGTTGATCTATGGCAGAAGAACTCTGATCTAGAAGTTCGTCGTTTCTATAAATTTCAAATATGGCTGGTTTCTGTCCTCTCCTGACTTTCCATTCTATATCACCAACCGCAAACTCAATTTCTACCAAACATTCCTTTTCATTTACAGAATTGATGAGTTGTGGTTTGTTAATAGGACGATATGCCTTGTTGAATAGTGCATATGTGATTGCATCCATGAAAGAACTTTTTCCACTGGCATTTTTTCCTACCAGACATGTGTTATGGTGAGTATTCAAATCAATTTCGGTAAATTGATTGCCAAAAGAAAGAAAATTCTTAAATTTTACTGTCTTAAAAGTTATCATAAATTTTTGGTGGGATCACAATATCATTTGATTTAATAACTGTATACAAGTTTCCAGTAACTTCACATGTCTTTATCAGAATATCATCATCATACTCTATGACATGAGTTTCTGGCATACCATCTTCTTCTAACATCATTGCATATCTGATTGCGTCATCTTCCTCTTGAAAAAAGAAGATGACTTTCTTTCCATCTTGATTCAAAACAGAATATGCTCCCTCATCTTCCTTCCCATCAAGAGTTATCAAAAACATCAGACTAACTCACTTGCCTCAACATAAGTTTGTTTCAATATATTTTTGAGAACACTTTTATTTAATGTAGATTCACTTTCATCAATAAATCCTTGGAGTAATGAGAAGGTGTCTTCGCTTTCTAATGATTCCTCAAGTTGTTCTTCGTCTATGAGAGAATAATTTTCTATAATCTTTAATTCTGCTACATTTGCTCTGTATAGTTTCTCAACAAAATTTTCAAAATCTTTTACTTTTGATTTTTTCCTAACGACTAGCCTTACAATTTTATTTTCTAGCTCAGATGTATTGAGAAGTTGATTTGGAGTATCATCATAATAAAGATTATAGTGCATCTTATAAGGATTATCAACATAAAAATGCTCTAATGTCTCAGTGTCAAATATTACAAATCCTCTTGTTTCGTCTAAGTCATTAAAATAGATTTCATAAGGATTGCCAATATAATAAACTGTTCCATCATCAGATCTATTGTGATAATGGCCAGAAAATACTTTCTCAAACTTACTAAAAATTTTTGGATCTCTACCGTCTTCCATAATATGGCCGGTATAAGCCTCAAATCCATTAAGCTCTAGGTGTCCCATCACAATCTTAGATTTTGAACGAGTTAGGATGTCAGTCGTCAACTGTTCGTTTTCTTGATTGATCCAGGGTACAAAGACAACATTGAGTCCTCCAACATTGACTTCGGTCGGTTCATTGTAAACTTTTATGTTTGGATATTCTTTGAGTAGTAGTCCTGGTGAGTTTATTTTGTTAGTATTCTTGTGAAATACATCGTGGTTTCCCACAATCATATGAACATCGTATTTTGATAGCGGATCCATTACTACCTTACGAGTCCAATCTAGTCCCCAGAAATCAATGCTCTTGCGATTATCAAATGCATCTCCCATGTGAATAACTGTTGTTATTCCATATTCTTCTAGAGTCGGAAAAAAGATGTTCTCATAAAAAAGTTGAAAGTAATCATGAAATAATTTAGAAGATTTTCTAGCGGACCAATGGGTATCCGAAATTATAGAAACAAGCATTTGTCAGTTTCTCATCTTACTATGAATAGAATCCTTGATAGAATTATAATCCGAGTAGTTTGATCTGTCAAGTGTGTTGTCATCCACAAAAACTTCATCAAA